GCTTGGTACTGCACAACCCGCTGGCTCATTGTTGCCGCGTTGGGGTCGCTCACAGGGATGATGTCTACATGGTCGTAGTCAGCGGCCTTGGCCTTACGGGGGGCATCTACGGGGTCGTAGTCGTAGCTTGGCTCGGTGTAGTCGCGGATGATTGCGGCCAACAAGCGCAACTCTTGTTTGAATGTGTAGTGCAGACGTGCCTGCACAGCAGACATAACCTTAAGCTGGCGCTCAAGCAACGCAAGCGTGGTGCCCACAGGAGCCTGTGCGGACATGTCCGACACCTTCATGTCGGCAGTGGCGGCAAACCTGCGACCTTCCTCCACAATCTTGTCCATCAGTCCGGACAGGACAACGCTGGGTTCCTTGTAGGGTAAGGGCAGGATGCTGTCACGCAGTGCCCCAGAAGCAATGTCTACGTCTCGCCATTCTCCGGGAGCGATGGGGGTGTCGTCTCCCTTAATGCGCATTCCGCGAGTCTTAAGACCTCCGGGTAAGTTAGATAACGTCCCAGCATCGACAAGCTGACGCATGATACTGGTGGCTGACCTAGCGTACCCACCGATGAGGTGGAAGAGGCCAAAGCCGTAGGCTCCAAAGCCGGGGATGTACTGGTAGTGGACAAAGTGCTGGCGCTTGAGACAGAGGGGGTCATCTTGTTCCCAGTTGCGCCGAATTGACAAGACATCGTTGCTTCCTTTTATTAGGGTAAATACGTATGGCTTCATGATGCCGGTGGGTTCACCGTCGTCATCCTTGTCTTCGTCCCCTTCCAACACCAAGTCAACATGGCACTCGTACAGGGTGTAACGCTCGTCATTTAAGTCAGAGAAGCCTGTCTCTTTGTCCTTGGCCTGTTTGATGTTGTCGCGTTCTTTGCTGGGATCAGGCAACTCAATGTCGCGGTAAAAGCCTGATTGCTGAAGCTTCAATATCTCGTTCTTGGTCTTGCGCATGACGTGTGTCAAGCGGTAGCAAGTATCTAAGTCGGTTGTTCCGTAGGGCAGGATGATGTCTTCTGCTGGAATAAATATAGACACCTGACGTCCCAGATTGGGATCAAAATAAACTTTCTTGAACGCCGAACCGGTGGCGGGGAGGCTCCACAACATGCGTTCATGCTCAGGGCGGAACTCGCGCATGACCTCTGTCAACTCGTAGTTCATGTCAGCCTCGACACGCACAGCCGCCTCTTGCTTCTCAGGAGTCTCTCTACCCAAGATTTTTGTACGTACAGGCCCTGCGGCGGGAAACTGCTCAGTAATTGTCTCTGACTGGAACCGCACCACTGCTTCTGTAATCATAGGGTGGAACACGCCACATGCGCCGTTCCAAGGTTCTGTACGCTCCTCGTACTGGAGTCCCATCAGCTTCAAGCCTTCTGTATAGGCTTTCTCCCAATCTTTGCGTGAGCCTCTGTCATTGTCAATGTCTCCTGACAATTCTCCAGCCAGTGCAGACAGCGCACCTTCGTCCATGTCCTCGGCCAAGTTCTTGTCAAAAGCATCTTCGTCTTCACCGGCAATCATGCTGATCTCTAAGTCCCCAGCGCGGATGTTGACAGCTTCGGGATCGACAATCTCGATCTCAATGGCCTCTTCATCTTGGGCAAGCGACTCCATGCCTTGGGGCTGTTGAAACAGGGCTTTATCTATATTGGTTGCCATTTTTTACCTTAGTAGTACGCCGCAGAGCGACGCTTGAAAAATCGTGGTTCATCTGCCTCATCCGTGTCTAGCGTTATGAAGCCGCCTTGTCTAAAGCGAAGCAGTGCTTGGCTGGTCGTGTCCACAAAGTCATCGTGTTCGCCAACTGGGAAGGCCGCAACCTCCTCAATCACTTCACGCGCCCAGCGTGTGTCAGGTGCCCACACCATACCAGAGGAGAACAAGTCAGCAATAGCCTGCACACGCACCATCTTATCGTTTCCACGGCTCGGTGTAAATTCTTGTACAGGGATGCCCATCGCCCTGAGTTCTTGGATCAACGGGCCACCTGCCGCCTTTTTCTCCACAATGAATGCGTCGGGTTGCCATTCCTTCCAGTGCTTGAAGGCGACTTGTTTGAGTTCTGGGAATGCAATTCGGTCTTTGAAAGCGTCAAGGAGAATAAGCTGGGGCTTGTCGTGCTCCTCCTCGTTGTACCAGACCCCCCAAGTAGTACAGGCAGAATAGTCGGAGGTTGTTTTGGTTTCATGCGCCGTGTCCCAAGACTGGATGATGTACTCACAGGTGGGTGGTTCCTCCCCCTCCCATATACGCCAGTGCTTTCTGGAGATGATCGCCGCCGTATCGCTGGTCGGCTGCTGCATGTACTGCGCGTTCCAGTAGCGGGGATCCATTGAGGATTTGGCAGACTTGAGCGCCTCGAGTGGCCACTGCTCCGGCCAGAGGGATTTTTCTTTCTCCGTGTTCTCGTGCAGGATGGCTGGAAGCTCCACAATCTCCCAGCGTGGGCTATCAGGGTTGCTCACCTGATACTGTATAAGTCTGCCGGTCAAGTCCAGTGGCCCCCAGCGCGTCATGATGACTATGATCGCCCCGCCCGGCATCAGACGTTGCAACGGGCCGGTTTGAAACCAACTCCACGCCGTGTCAAACGCTAGACGACTGTTTGCTTTTACGTCTTGTTCCGAATGCGGATCGTCAATAACAAAGAGATCAGCACCCCTACCGGCAAGAGCACCACCAACGCCAGCCGCATAATACTGACCGCCAGCAGCAGTACTCCACTTTCCAGCAGCCTTCTGGTCGTCTGCCACAAGTGTTTGAGGAAATAGCTCATGGTATTGCTCATCATCCAGTAAGTTACGAACCCGCCGTCCAAAATCTTCAGACAGCGACGCGGTATGCGTCCCCATGATGATCTTCTTGTTAGGGTAATTACCTAGGAAGAACGCAGGGAACAGGTAGGAGGAGAACTCGGACTTACCCATACGTGGGGCGATGTTGATGATGACGCGCTTCTTCTTGCCTTCAATTACATCTTGGAATATCTTGGCCAGCTTCCTGTGGTGTGGCCCAACTTTGAATCCGGGATAGACGTACTTGGAAAACTCGATCATGTTTGTACGACCGGCGTTGACGTTGTAGCGTTTCTCACGCTCTTCCAACATCTCCATAAGCTCCACCTTCTCCGCCAAATTCAAGGTGGGGAGAGCTTTTTGGATTGCCTGAATCTCAGTTGGACTCAGTGTCAGATCGTTCAGGTTCATCTGTATCTTGTGAGTGAGTACTAACTTCTTCTATATCCTCGATAACATCAGCGTCTTGCACGCCCATGAACTTGGCCAGCTTGTCTTTGAGCTTGCGGTCAATCTCTTCATCCGTTAGGTCGGTCTTCTTGACTTCAATCTTGTCGGTAAACAATCCCACCTCGGTAACCTTACCCAAGAGGCCAAGGGCTTTGAGTCTGATGTTGGCGCTGGGGTTTTTGCATTCTTCCAACAGTTGAGCTACGGCATAGCCACGAAGCTCTTTGGCCTGATGCACAAACTCCCAGTCGTATGCGGTTAGCATCCCAACTAAGTGTTGCACCGCCGCTGGCGTTTTGATCTGAGACAGATGTTCGTGCGTGATTTCTGCTGGCGCTGAAGACACGAGGTTTGTGAAAGATGCGCGTGCTGCTTTGACTTCTGCTTGGCTGACCACGGTATCTGTGTCTGCCGCACCCAGACTCTTGAGCCAGTCAGTTGTTTTTACTTGGGCGTCGATCCTATCCGCCGGATGTTCTTTTTCGAGCGGCGTAGGTTTACCAGAGTGGGCGACCACTTCGGGTTCAAAATCAATAAGGTGTTCTAACATTGGCGCATAAGTCCCTTGTACCTGCGATGCGCGGAGTGTATACTCAAATTAAGTAATGGGCAAGTTGCGAATTGGCCTTTGGCCAACCGCAACAGCAGTTGCCGGTTGCTTCTCCTCGGTTGTTGGTTCGACCGTTCAGCCCCCCAGTCTCAAGCTGGGGGGCTTTTTTTTATTTGAACTTTGTCCAACGGTTGACACCAAATTTTATAAAATTTTTATAGTAATTGTAAAGTACTAAATTGAGTTGTGGGATATGGCTGGGGAATAGTGTTCACACGACATACCCCCGTGCCTACATATATCGGGTGGTGGGGGTATGGTGGGGTCTTAAGTTTTCAGTTTTGTCAGTCTCTGCTAGGGTATGTGAACCATTCGCTTACCCCTCGTGGTAAAATAGCCTTAGCGATTAGGGAAGTCTTAGTCGCACAACCACGGGGTAGAAACCTACCCCACATCTAGGAGAAGTAACCATGAAGAAACCTAACCAAACCCTGTCAGCCATCGGCATCGCTATCGGCACTAAAGACCGCATTGACTACGAGTCTATGCAGTCGCATCGTGACGCATACGCAACCGCCGAGGCTGACGCCAAGAAAACCATGATGGCTGAATTCATCATCGGGTACATGATGGGCAACGCAGAGCTAAGCGAAGCTGATGCAAAGGCTATCTACACAAAGGCACGCCCCACGCCTGCCAAGCCCAAGGGTAAGGGTGTTCGTACCGCTGACGAGCAAGCCTGCTACAAGCGAGGCTATGCGAAGTGGCTCTACCATGTAATCGACAAAGCCCCTACTCTGCCAAAGAAAGCCAAGCCTGTGCAAGAGGTCAGCTACCGCTTCACGCCCGAAGCGAAAGCCAAGGCTACTGCGTTCCTCTCGCTGGTCAAAGGTGACTTTGCCAAAGCTGTTGCTCTGCTCGAATCAGTTGCAGAGTGATTTTTCCACACGGGGTAGAAACCTACCCCAGTTTTCCACAGCGGTGTAGACGGCTTGTCTTGTCGCTGTTTCTTTTCCTGTCCAACTAGGAGATTTATCCCATGAAAACCAAAACCGCACAACTCCACATCGAACAAGTGTGGGGAACAGCCAACTCAGTATGGGTTGCCATCCGTTACCGAGGTAAAGCAGTCGCTGGCTTTGATGGACACAAGGCAGACCTGCGCGAACTCGTAGGCAAAGCCCACAGAGTAGCGAAGAACCTCGGTTACAAAATCAATTCAGAATTACTTTAAGGAGAACAACCATGCGTAACAACAAATATCGTGCATTCTTCACCATCACCCAAGTCCAAACACCCAAGGGCTTGCTCGTAGTCCAAGACTACTACCCAAGCAAAGGCACAAGCAAAAGATGGCGTGAGTATGTCATCCACCTAGCTGCCATCATCGGAGGCGAAAGCCATGCGTTCACCACGCCCGAAGCCCGTGATACATGGGTGCGAGCACAAGGCGTACCAGTTCAAATGCCGTTGGGGTAGGTTTCTACCCCAAAGTGGTGAAAATCTTGGCTTCCGAGATTTTCACAACTATCCAAGCAGTCGGACAGCGTTTAGCCCAATGTCTGCGGGGATTTTTTAAAATTCGGTACTAATAATCTATATTTCTAATTATATTTATATATAGGGGAGTTAGTATGTGTGCGTTCTCTGCCGTGCAAGCGTGGAAAAACTTTTACTCTTAAGCTCAGGCTTGCAACCCCCCAAAAACATAGATGCTTGGTACACTTTTTAAACAAACCCTTATGGCGTATGGCTCAAACCCCGTCCGATTGTGTGAACATTCGATAAAGACATGGATTTGCTTCCTAGTTATTATCAACACCTCTGATATAATGATTACTTTCACAACCAAGAGGAACACCATGCAACACGAAACAACCGAGAACCAAGAGCCCAAGCCCATCCAATACCCTGCGCTGATGAAGCTCAAGCGCCGTGAGTTAGCCAATCATTTTGCCAAGCTACTCGATAAAGGGACACCACGCTTAGTCGTCAACGAGATGCGTGACACAGTGCTGGCACAAAAAGAAAAGCTACGCCGTCAACGCATACACGAGGCACAGCAAAACATTTTATGGGGCGACTTGTTAAAACCTTTGCAAGCTGAACGCCGTAGCGTGAGGGCGTCCCTCAAGTACAAGGCTGATGATGACACCGATGCTAGGGTCGAGGCGTTCAACGCCTACGCCGTTGTGTTGGCTGAGATGTACAACCGCATCACCAGTCTCAAGAACACAGGCGACTACACGCCATCCACCTATGCCAAGGAAAAGAACCTACCCAACAATGGGTTGCACTGGTCGGACTTCATCCCTGTGCGTATCAAGAACCGCATCATTGAGCTGTTTGATGCTGTGCCATACACAGCCAAGGCAAGGCGCAAGATACCCTTCGAGCGGGTAGTAACTGCCGACATACACGACAAGCGTAAGCGCAGACTGGTCAACCGCACGACCAAGGAACTGCTACACGCTAACCAAGACCATGCCATAAGTCCAACGATGGACACACAGGCAAGGGTCAACAAACTAAAGGCAGCACTCGCTGCCATAGAGAGCCTGAACGACAACGAGCCTGTGCCTGCGACATGGCATGGGCTTTGACGGGTGTCTAACCCACGGGGTAGAAACCTACCCCAACTGGTCTGCGGAGATTGGGCTATGCCGCTGACCATCCCGATAGTAGCCTGAACAAAGGAGAGCAACATGAAAGTACAAGTAATCCGTATCTATGGATACACAAAGAATCCGTTCGCACCACACGGACACAACCCTGAACCTCTTGATGAGGATGCGCTCATCCTGCCCAAGGGCTTGTCCGACTCTATGCGTGACGAGGTACTTGCCGAGATGTATGAACGCAAGCAGACGATAGGCTACATCTTCAACGAAGGGGAACGCATCCTTGGCGAGAACAGTTCCATGATTGTGGTCTCGTACCGCACCCTTGAAGAGTTTGAGATGGGAGAAGTGCAATGAGAGCAAGAGCAGTACTGAGTCACATATTCCTGAGCCTCGTGCTCTACAACGCAATGGCGCTTGGCGCTAATCAGATGATGGATGAGGGCGGTGGATACCTGTGGATGTTCATGGCGCTAGGTAGTGCGTTCCTGTTAGGGATGCAGGTCATGCTAGTGGTTAATGAGTGTAGAGAAGACTAAGCAGACGCAAGTCTGTCAACGACATGGGGTAGAAACCTACCCCATTGAAAGCAAACATAAATCAATCTAGGAGAAACAACATGAAACTTTTTCTTGCAATCATCAACACCAAAACGCTGATTAGCCTTGAACCTCACCTTGTGTACATGGTGTTCGTCAACGCCTTCGGTCGCTTCCACGGCTATCACATGAGCAACGGCGGTTATGACCTCATAGCTGCCAACGCTACGCCTGACGGCAGTCACTACGACAGCTTGACTCGTTCGTTGCGTAGTCAATCCGATATGTCGGTGCTGAAAGCACGCATAGAGCTTTGGGCTGAAGATAGATACAGCAGTGACAGCACAGTCGAGTTCCGTGAGACTACCACTGTTGAACGCCAGTGGTTCATGACCAAGGGCTTGGGTGTCTATGTCGCTAGTCTCTTGCATGACCTCAAGTATGACTTGCCTTCGCACTTGCGCTATCGTCTCAATGACATAGCTGATGCTATGGCTCGGCGTGCAGGCGGTAGACGCAATAACAATATCGCTGAGTACAAGGGGCGTCGCTTGTCAGCGCATGACTATCGAGAGTCTCGCAACTTCTGCAAGATGATGGGTCAGCTTATCCGTGAGGCTATTCAGACCGATGACGCATCGCACTGCGAGGAAGTGTTCATGGATAACTACAACCACCACAGCCAACTACATCACAGGATATTCGAGGGTATGCAGTCGGTATGTAACAACAAGGGTTTGTCGCTTCGCAACGAGGTCTTGTACTGCGACCATATCGGTGAGCCTGAACATCGTGCTCGTGTCAGCGGTCGTCTGCGTTACTTCTGTCAGCACTGCATGGAGAACGATGATGTGGTCGTGTATGCCAACGACACCGATGAGTACATCTGTCGTAGCGATGCTCACTGGGATGACTACAACGACCAGTGGTTGTCCGAAGAACCTGACAGCGATGACCCCGATGACAACGACCGCCACACTGACCGACTCATGTCTTACAGCACCAATGCGCTTGACCATGTGCAGAAAGACCATACCATCACTAGCGCACCATTCGGCAACTTCCTC